AATTGATATCTTCAAGCGGTATGTCCATAATACGCTTTTCGGCTGCGACTGTCAAGACATATTCTGCCACCAGAACAGGAATCTCGGCATAGGACTCATATGGCTTACGCATCGATTTCCTCTTCCTCATCTTCGTCAACAAAATCGGAATCTTCGTTATAGTGGTCAGCCAGTTCGACCCAGTTAACGCGATGCAAGAACATATTCATAACATCGGCCGCAAAACTGGAATCAGGAATCTTGTCCATTTCCATCTCGACCACAAATGACTCAAGATCATCGCCGCGAAGTTTCTGTTCCGAAGCCATGTCGGAGAAAACATCGCCGTACCACATAACGACATTCCAGGTTTCGTAGTTAGACCAGCCATTGTAAGACATTATCGCATTTCTCTGTATTGAACAAGCTTGATATTGAACAGAAGCATTTCGGATTCCAGAGCCTTGTAGATTGCTTCGGCCATGGACTTGGTTTGATATTCGCGGCGAATAACTCGGCCGTCATCAAACTCGATTTGGTAATAGTAGTTAGGACGCATTAGTGAGTTCCCGTCCAGACAACACGACCAGCCCAAGTCTCAGGCTTGTCGATCCAAGCGCGAAGGAAGTTGGTCGCAGGAGCCTTGAAAGAAGCAGCCATGAGAACAGCGCCCTTAGGGAACTTACCGTCCTTGTTACAGATGAAAGAGTGGACAGACTTGACAACACCACGCTCGGTCTTGACAACCTTGATGTAGGAAGAACCAGGCTGAAACTCAATACCGAACTCGGCAATCATCTGCTGGACATGCTTTTCGGAAGCACGATTTCCCCACCACTTGATGTAGTCGGCCTTGATATGCTCGGCATACTGGTTCAGAAGGGACACGGGGACGTTGAAACTAGCCATTGGAACCTCTCTCTTGTTACTCTTATAATATAGTGATGGTACCCGAGAAATACAACACAAAAAAGAGAATACCTGCTATGCGGTGGATGCATAGCAGGTTGGCTAAGTTATTGATTTTAATGAGGTTTTGCTAAGTTGTTGATTTTATTAGGTTTTTATTGTCTTGAGATACTGACGAACAAATGCATCGTCCAGTTGCACCCCCAGTTTTTTCAACTGGCGGTATTCTTTTGAATACTCTACACGAAACATGCGAACCAATCCAGTTTCGCTTTCATTCCGAAATCCATTCATGGCGTTCAGAAACATTCTTCCCCATGCGGTCATGGTAGGACTCTCCTTGTTATGTTGTGATACACTAATATATAGTATCTCGCAGTTGCGAAACAAGATGACAGGATGTCGCTACTCTTTGATATGAGAACGATGGACTTTACACATTATCCATTCGTTATAAAATTCATTGGGTCTTTCCAGAACTTCATGCTGCATCTGGAGTTTTGCTTCCCAATAACTGGCCGTTCCTCTTGTCTTGCAGAGTTTTACGATTTCACGACTAAACTTATCTTCGCCCAATCTATCAACGTCTGCGATGAGTGCTAGATTCGAACCGAAATAAGATTTCCAGTTACTTTCTTTTTGGACTTTCTTTCTTCTCTTTTTGCCTTTGACTTTTTGTCTTCTGACAGATGTGAAGATTTTTTTACCAATATATCTCTTGTTATTTTCTAGATTGGTGATGATGTAAACAAATGCTGCATAGCCGACAACTTCATCATCACCAATCTCTTTACCGTTATAAAGCCACATATAAACTCCCTTTCGAGAGTATGTATGCTACTTGTCAGATTGTGCGATAGTAGGATTTCCTGCCCAATCAGGATATGATGATGACATGTTATCGTATGTTGCACCAACTGCACCATCACTGTATGCTACGGCCGTGTAAGGACATCCTGAAGTGTAACATACTTGTGCAGACATAAAGACTTTGCCACACTTTGGACAGCCATAATTATTACCAAAAACATAATCATCTAATCTGGTAGTTTTAGGAGCAAGTCTCTTACCTTCTTCTAGACCAGCAGCGAAACCATCCTTGAATCCCTTTGCATAATCATCACTCATTTTCATCATCCTCTAAATCAAGTTCGTCTTCATTAAAGCATTCTTCACCACAGAAGGAACAGAAACGAGGCTGCCCCTGTGTTTCTTCATAGTCGTAAAGCACTTTGTATGATGACTCACAGAAGTTGCATTTAATCTTTTCTACTTCTTTTGTCATATGTGAATCCTTAGATTTCACAGCCACCAGCGACACAAGCCAATTCTTGTGAGCCAGTTGTGCTGTCTCTCTTTTCGTATTTAGCGAGGTCTGCCCAGTTCACATTCTTAGGCATCTTTGCAAGGAGTGCTTCGTATTCTTCCTTCGTGCAGTCCTGATATGGTGCTTGACGATATACGTGGTCGCTGAAAGGCAAGAATGATACGCCAGACATTTCGTCAAAGTGGTCATAGACCCATGCACCAACTGCTGGCCATTCTTCTTCTTTTACAGAGATAGTAACAGAAGGCTTATGCTCACACCAATGACGCTGATATGTCAACCACAGTTCAAGTTGTTCAATGGCAGACATGTCCTTACGGAACACAGCATGTTCAGGAGACTTCTGCGGGAATGAGAACACATATGTATGCTCAGGCTTTGTCACATCATCTTCGACGGGGAAGCCCATGTCCTTCATCATTACTGCAAGGGGGTCTTTCTTGTCGGCTCGTACAGTGCGAATATAATAAGGACTATGACGAGCATGAATCCCAGAAGCAGAATCAACAAGCTGTGAAACTGTGCCAGAAGGCTTAACACAAGTAATAGCAGCAGACACAGGAATATTAAGCTTCGCAGCCCATAGTTTGTTAGTCTTAACAGCTTCTTCACGTAGTCCCTCCAACATATCAGCAACATTAAATAATCCCGTAGCCTTTGCTGCATGACCATTCGTGTACTCATTGTCCATGATGCCAGTCAGTGACACACCAAGCAAACGCTCTTCACCGCAGTTCTCTTGCCACTTCTTGCTCAAGTATTTGAAGTTGATGAGTGTTGACTGGAATGTACCAAGTATAGTTGCGAGTTTGACTTTACGCTTGAGACTTTCTGGGGTGTCATCTCCTCTAACGACAACCTCTGTGAGATTACAGAACTCTCTGGAACGTAGAATGATTTCACTACATGGATTGGTGCCGAAATCGTGATCCGAGTCTCGTCTTCCAAACTTCTCCGCCTGCTTCTTAGATGCCTGACGGGAAAAGATACCACGTTCACCACTGCGCGACTCATAGAGCGAAAGCCACTCGCGCATGAAGATACCAACGTCTGGCTTTTCTTTTGCGACGAATGAATTATTTGCGAGTGCGCGTTGGACGTTTTCTTTCCACCAGTCACCAGACTTCGCAACGCGCATACGGTCGTCTGAAAGGTCAGATAGAGAGATAAGAGCGGAACGACGAACACCACCAACAACCACGATTTCGGCAATCTTACATACAATGTCATGACACTCCAATGTTGATAGACGGCGACCAGCGGCCCTCTTGAATGTTGAAACAGTAAACTTAAACAAATCTTCAAGTGGTGCTGGACCAGATGCACGACCGCCAAATGTCTTTAACGGAGCGCCAGCAGGACGAACCTTAGAAACATCCCAACGTGGCACCTGACCTGCATAAAGAAGATGAATAAGTTCTTTTAATGCTTTTGCCCAACCGAGCTTTGAGTCGGCCACAAGAATAGTAGTATCTGTATCATGAAAGTCATCTGCAATCACAGGCAGTTGATCTACAAACTTGCTTTCTACAGAAAATCCAACACCAGTTCCATTCATGAGAATGTAAAGAATTTCATCAAACGAACGAGGAGAATCCACCGCAACATAAGAGCAGTTATAACCAGCCACGTTCTCGCGCTTGAGTGCTTCACCAGCAGTCATCAAGCAACGCATAGATGGCATGATTTCAAGATTAAGAACGGCCTGTTCTAGTTCTTTGCGTTCTTCTTTGGTTACAGTATAACCTGTAACTTCCTTGACATGCTCATCAAAGAAATTGAAATACCGAGCAACTGTTTCATCCCAGTTCTCTCTACGATTTTCATCCCACAGCCAACGGGCATAACGAGACTTGTGAATGAACTCTTGATAGAGTGTCGGTAACATATTACTGCCTGACATACGAATAACTCCTAAATTTTTTATTGATTATTTTCTAAGACGTTTTTGAGTGATGGAAATTGTTCAACGATTACATTCCAACATTGTTCTGCGATTAATCTATGTTCCTTCTGCGTTCCGTTCCCCATACGTAGTTCGCAGTAGTGGATCCATGAACGAAGTGATCCAGACATATACATGCGTGACATAGTGAGACCTTCAGGAAGAACAGACCGAGCAACTTCCTTTGCGATACCATTTTCTATGGCCCATTCATATACACGCTGAACGTCTTTCTTGATCTGTTTTTGCATATCATACCAAACATCTGTGATGCCCTGTTCATCATTAGTAATCTCAATGCTGTTCTGTCGATTCTTCTGATCTTGTAAACGGGCTTCGCGCGGCTCACTCATAACAGTGACGTTAGCATAACGCTGGCTGAACTCTTGAAACGAGAATGAGCGATGACGAAGGATCTGCCGTGCAATGTCGCGTGTCGTTTCAATTTCCATAACGATATGCACCATCTCAAACGGCGACCAATGCTTATGCTTCACAAGATACTTGAGAAGACGTTCTGACGTTTCTACGTTATTCTGATTTGCAGGATTGCTTACTCGCGCAACATATGCAATAAAACTTTCTGGACTAAGCAGCGTGAAAGTTCCAGGCACGGCATCTTCAACAGGGATACGAATTTGCGGATGCGTAATCCCAACTAACTTCACATTATTCATAATTAAATCCAATTCTCATAGGGGTTAGCAACATAGTTAGAAGGTAACTTGGACACATCAAGTTTACGGCCATTCTGCTCAAACATTTCTTCAACAAACTCTAGCGTTACAGGAAAACTAGCGCCGACTGGAATCTCCGAGTAGATTGAATAATCTTCTGATACCCAAAGAAACACACCGTTCTCTGCAATCTCAATCCATTCAAAAGACTTTTCGTCCATAAACTTACGATTGGTAATAAGTCGTGGATTCTTCTTCACTTTTCTCATATTCTTTTCCATCTTTCGAACTCTAACTTTGCCCTTAAACCTTCAAACGTA